TAGAACACCTATAAATATTGAAAGGTTTGATAGGGGTTTTACAGATAAAATATCTATAAGAGACTTAAGAGAGGGTAGCTTAGCAGAAGCTACAAACGTAGACGTAAGTGCTGTAGGTAAAGTTACAAATTCTGGTTCATTTGGTTCATCTAGTGGTGTTACTGCTAATGATAATTTAAAACTATCAGATACTGAGATATCAAGTTTTCAAGCAGGTCACAATTTATTTTCTTTTAAATCTGATGTTGCACCTTTATCTGGAAAAGTTGCTGGTACTCACATTGTATATACAGACGGAGATGGTGAGGTATTTATAAATGACTCAGCTGGTAGTCCAGCAGACAAGCTTATTAGTTTTGACAGTGCAGATGTAACAACTACTAGTACTGGATGCAAAGCTGTATACTACTATGGAGATGGTGGATTAAGAATAACTAATTCAGTGCTTACAGATACCAATGCAAAACAACTTGCATTGATAAGACAATCAAGAGATGTTAGTGAAGCACCTATGTATTCTGGTTCAGATACAGAAGATGTAATGCATTTATTTTCTAATGGATTAACAGCACCAGCAGTTGGACAATTTACAGCTTATACAGTAAACCATAGTTCAGGAGTTCCTACCGATACAGATGGTGCTGCAGTAGCAAACGATATAGGTATTGGATTACTAGCAGCTGGTGATGATGGACTATGGCAAGCAGGAGACTATGCAGTAGGACTATCTTATGTTTACCATAATAATCAAGAATCATTATTAACAACCTGGTCATCTAACTTGACTATAACAGAAGGACAATACCCTATTGTACAAATATCAATAGATGATGATTCTTTAGATGTTTCTACTGATGAACTTTTTATACAAGGTCTTAGAGTTTACTTAAGAAATCTTACATCTGGTGATGAAGAATTTCAATTACTTATAGATGTAGACTTTGAGCAAGGCTCTAGAATATCTATGGTAGATGAATTTGATTCTTTTGAAGTTAAATCAGGATATGTAATTACCAATGATGCAAAAAATGATAGTACAGATACACTACCTTATGCTGTTAAACAACCTAATATAGAAACGTTTGCAACAATTAATGGTTATATGCCAGATGAAAAATCAATTAGTTTTTCTAATAATGATTTTGGATATAAGACAGCTACTGTTGCTAATCAACGTGCATTTGTAGCTAATGTATCTTACGTTGACGGAGTAGGTACTACTAAAATAATGGGTGACAGGATACAATATAGTCCAGTGCTCAGGTATGATACTTTTCCACAATCTTATTTTATAGATATAGGTGCTAATGATGGAGATGAAATTGTTAAGTTAATAGAATTTCGTGATAGATTATTTGTATATAAAAAAAACAAGTTGTTTATTATAAACATATCTTCTACTACAGAAGCAGGATGGTATCTAGAGGGAGAGTTTTTAAGTAGAGGTGTAGAAAGTCCTAACGCTGTAGTAAAGACAGACTTAGGTATTATGTGGGCTAATCAACACGGTTTGTTTGCATTTTCTAATGGGATACAGAAGCTTTCAGAATCTATAGAAGAAAGTACTTGGTCTGCCAATATGTCTTTTGAAGATATACAAGTAGGATTTTTACCTAAGAAAAATCAAATTGTAGTAATTAAAAATTCAAACTCTACTAGTTCTGTAGGATATATATATGACCTTCTTACTAAATCATTTGTAAACCTAAACACTTCTAGCGTTTTAAAAAATAAAAAGATTTCGAATTTACTTGTAGTAAACAATGAACTAGTAACTCTTGTGTTTCAAGAAAACACTGGGGTAACTAATGAGCACCAAGTATTAGAGTTTAATATTAACACTCCTGTAGCACAGACATTGGACATACAAACAAAAGAATATACAGGAGGATTAAATTCTGTTGATAAAAGATTTTATTCTGTTTACTTAACTTATAAAAATAATGATACGAATCTATATTTAAGAGCTAGGTATGATGACGATTCTTCTTTCACTAACAAGTTTCATACAGCAGACTCTAGTATAACAAGTGACCAAACTAGTAATAGATTAAACTCAGCTACACTTACTACTCAAGAATTTAAAATAGCAAGTGTACTAAATAAAAAATCAATACAGTTACAGATTGCAGGAGTATCACACGCAGAATTTGAATTACAAGATGTTACTATTATTGCTAGACCTAAAGGAGTTAGGTAGTGAGAAAGATTCACGAAGTATCTGGGACTAGTAAGGTGCTCAAGAAAGGTGCAGTGAGCACTCAAACTATGAAGAACGGTGAAGAAGTTTTACAATACCATAATGGTAAGTTAAAAGTTATAAGAAAAGAATTTGGTAAACTATTTGAGATGGAATACAAGCGTTCAGAACATAGAGAATTAGAAACTTTTGCAAAGTTTTCAGACGTCAAAACACCACAAAGAGAAGCTGTTAAAGTAATTAAAGAGGGTGTAAGAATTGCAAATGATGGTACAAATAAAACTTATGTTACATTACCAGCTACAGGAGATTCGGAAGCTACTAGTGGAGAAGCTGTTGTATCTAGTGGTAACGTTATACCAAAATAATAGTAGAAATGAGGACAAGACTTTTAATAAATTAGTAAGGGATTATAATGGGATATAATATTACAGCAGGTCAACAAGCTAAATTAGAATACGGTATGGCTCAAGCCGAAGCCGTAGCTAATCAAAGTCAAGCTAAGTTCGAGACAGGTACTCAAGCTCTTATCGATAAAGGTAAGATAGAACAACGTCAAGATAGTCTAAGAGATAGAGCAGCTAAAGCACAGAAAGAAGCAATGGACAGACAAGCGTCTGGTGGTAAAGGTAAATTTTGGGGAAATGTTGTTGGAACAATAGCAGCAGTAGCAATTCCAGGTAGTAGTGCATACTTAAAAGCACTTAAAGTTTTACTTCCAGCTATCGGTGGTGCTACAGGAATACTTGCATCTGGTGCTTTAAAAGATATTGAGATAAAAGATTTAGGGGGAGACCTTGAAGATGAATTAGTATTTGGTAAAAAAGAAGGAAGAAAAGTAGATGATGTTTTGGATGACCTTAAAAGAAGTGTATCATCTATAGACGACCAACGTAGAGAAGGATATAAAGTTGGTCTTGCAAAAGATGTAGCAGCAGGTATAGCTAATTTAAAATACGACAATTTAAAAGTTACAACTACAGTTGACGGTGAAACTGTTAGCAAAACATTAGGAGAATTAAGAGAAGCAGGCAAGGCTGGAACAATAGATTATACAACAAAAGATTATTTTAAAGATATATTTAACATCGGAATAGGACTTGACCCTAAAAAAACTATGGAAAAAATAGGTTCTGGTAGTTTATCTGGTGTAATAGGTACAGTTCCAGCTGGTGCAACACTACCTTCTAAGGCAACAGGTACAGTTCCAACTGGTGCAACACCACCTATCTCAAACTTTCCACAAAGAAATAATAGTTTACTGAATTTAACAGGCTCTCTTGGTAGAGGAGACTTTTTTAATAAAACGAGTTTAGATTCTGCTACAAAAATAATACCTGGATATAATTCAGTAAGTTTAGAAATGTTAAAAAATACAGGTTTAACTGATACTCAGTTTAATACTTTCCAACAAAACAAAGAAGATGTATGGAATTTCTTAGATAAGAAAAAATCTTTATCAGCTTTATCTGATTTCTTAAACGTATTAGAGTTTAATCCTGGTGGTGGAGGTAGCTTATAATGGCAATGAAACCTTATAGAGGTGGTATGCAAAGCCCTGAATTAGATGCAATGATGAAACAATTAAACCCTAATCAGTTAGCACCTGGTAATGCAGCTGGATTAGGCTCAGGTAATTTATTAGGACAACAACCACAAAAATTTAATGACCCTATGTTTGATATGGGAACTGCACCATCTTTTACTTTACCTGATATGTCCAAAGGTTTTAATACACAAGGTTTTGACCCAGACCCAGAAGATGGAGACCAAGGTGGATATGACGGTGGACTTGGTGACGAACCTGATGGTCAAGGTGGAGAAGACGATGAAGCTGGAACACAAACAGCTGGTCAAGACCCACTAGATATTTTAAAAGACTACTTTCCTGATGCAGATTTAGCTGAGTTAGAAAAACTAACTAAGTTTGTGACTGTAATCCCTACAGAAGTTTACGATGCAGCAGACCCATCTGCTGAAATGTACAGCTTAATGCGTCAGGAAAGAACTTCTCAGTTAGAAGGAGCAAGAGATTTATCAGAAGATAACTTAAGAGGTTCTTTGTTTAGAAGCTTAGAACAAGCAAGAGGTATGCAAGGTAAAAGAGGTTTTGCTTTAGGTAGAAATATATATGGAGACGTAAGTGAAGCTGCTGCTACTAGATTTGAAGGTGTTCAAGGAGAATTTGGTAGAGGATTATATAACATTAACGAAGAAATTATTAATAGAATAACAGGTGCTCAAAAGTATTTAGCTGGATTAGAAGGTCAACAAAAATCAGACTTATTAAAATTAGCTGACTTAGCTGGTTTGTTAGACCCAGAAGAAGAAGATGATGAATACGAAGGAAGTACAGACCAAAATGATGCAGATGAACAAGGATAGGAAAAGGTAATGTCTAAATATTATAAATCATTAAATGTAATTGGAGAATTAATTAGTAAAGCTAGAACTGCAGATGCTAAAAAAGCAGATAGTCTTGCAGAATTAGGCAATAACTTTATGCAAGCTACTAACGTAGCTCAGAAACAAATGTTTGACCAACAAAATTTAGAGGAAGACAGAAGAAATAAATTAGAGCAACAAGAAACAGTTAATGATATTACAGAACGTACAGTAGCCCTTAACGAAGAAAGTATGATTTTAACAAGTATTATAGAATTGAATAAAAATAGTTTAGGTGGTACTGATATGCGTGTAGACGAAGATATCTTTAAAAATGAAACTGTTAAGACTATGGCTAAAAACTATAACACTAACATCAAAGACAACAATACATTAAAACAGCAATATATAACTGATTACAAAACTGTAAAAGGATTAACACAAAACGATGGTGAGTCAGACTTTGATTACTTACAAAGAAAAGCAACAGGTTATAAAGAACTTTCTGCTACATTAGCAGTATCTCCACAAGATAATCCTTTTGTAAAACAACAAACTCAAATGATAGCACAAGATACTAAAGATTTATCTGATGATATATTTATAGACTTTTATCAAGATAATGCAGAAGTATTAGGTGAAGTTTATGCTATGAGTAAAAAAGAAATAGATTTAGTTGTTAAACGTATGGGTGATGCACCTAATGCAGAAGCAGCTAAAGATGTATTTAATAGTACTCTAAAAAATAAACAGGTCAATGAACAATTAGATGTTTCTAAACTTTCAAATATATTAGCTTTTAATACTAATCTAGAAAAAGCATATCAAGAAGGTACTATTGATGAATATTTTTATCAAAAAAGCAAAATAGTTACTCAAGATTTAATCGACACTTATTTAAATCAACAAGAGGGAGGGAGTAATCCTGCAGTTCAAAAAGCTGCACTTGATGCTACCTTTGATAAAAATGCAGGAGAGTTTTCAAATCAAGATGGTACTGTAAGAATTACAAGACAACAAAAAGCAAATGGAGAATATTCATATATGCTATATGTTACTTCTGATAACCAGGAATCTCAAGCAACAGATATAGACGAAGCAAACGTACTAAAGCTTATTAACGCTCAATAATAGCAATTTTTTATGCAAGATAGTTTATTAAAAAAAGCTTTTGAGTTACAAGGATTAACCCTACCTGACGAAAAAGAACTTACTCCATTAGAACAAGCTTATAAATTAATGAAGGTAGAACCAGTTTTACCTGAACGTACATCCCCTTCATACGACCAAACAATAGAAACAAGAGCACCGAAAGCCCGAGTATCTGAAGAAGACCAAAGCGATAAAATGCCTAGTGGTTTCTTTGATGCTACAGCAGAAGGTTTTGGTTCTATGGGATTGTTTATTACACCCGACGTTCCTTTTAGTGAGCTAGAAGGAGCTAAAAGAAAAGCAGGTAGAGTTGTAGGTGGTGTTGCAGGTATGATTGGTGTTCACGTTGCTTTAAATTATTTAACAGGGGGCTCAGCTACAATGACTGCTCTTACATTGAAAGGTGGTTCAAAGGCTGATGATGTTTTAAGAGGTGCAGCAGCTTTATGGAAAGCTGGAGACAAAGCAGGAGCACTTCGTGACGCAGGTCTTGGTTATCAATATGGTTCTAGGTTTTTTCCAAAGTTAGTTAATAGTAAATCATTAGATAAGTTTTTCTTACAAGCAGCAGACGACCCTAGTAAGGCTGTTAATATGCTTATAGGTAAACGTGCTGTAAAAGAAGCAGGTATCTTTGTAGGCTATGGTCAAATATCTGCTGGTGCTAAACAATACAACGAAGGAGAAGAACTTACCATCCTTAATAATATGAAATCAATTCCCTTAGATGCATTAGGTGGACTATCTTACGCAGCAGGTGGTGCAAAGTCATTTAAAGCTGCAACAACTTTTGGTAAGTATGGAAGTAGAGCACTTGGTGGTTTTGGAGCAGGAGTATTTTCATCTGGATTAAATAGTGCTCAAGCTACACCGTATGAAAGAATTGCTAATGGTACTGTAATGAGTATGTTCTCTATGTTTGGAGCAGGAGCTGAGCTTAAAACTACACGTAATACTATGGGAAATATATTAAGAGAGTTTACCGATGCTAGTGAAGGACAGATAAATATATTTACTAAGTTTGCTGAAAAGAAAGCTATAGATGGATTAAAATCTATACCTAAAATGTTTGATGGTTTAGATTTAACATCTAAAAATGGTTTCACAGCAAGGATTAAAAAGGTAGACTACGATGAAAAAACTGATAAAGTTAAATTTTTCTATGACGTATTTAATATTAAAGGAAAACAAACTAATAAAAAAGGGAAACTAGTAGAAAAAAGTTATGATGACTTCTTTAAGACTTATAATGCTTTGCCTGAAGATGTTATTAGAATTAATTCTAATGTTAAACCAACTGGTAGTGGTATTAAATCTTGGTTTAAAAAAGATAAAGATGTTAAAACGTTTTTAGAAACAGGTAAGTGGGGTATTGTAAGTGCTCACAATGGAGTTCACAAGAGGGTGTTAAAGACATTACCAGGAGAATCTACTAACGATGCTCTTATTAGAGATTTATTAGCTAGAGGATACAAAGAAAAAGATATATTAAAAGTATCTACAGACTCATCTATGAAAAGTGTTACTGAAAGTTTTATTGTTAAAGGCTTAAAAGATAAAGACGCAGTTGATATAGCTAAGTTGACAGGTCAAGATTATGTTAAAACAAATAAAGGTTTACTAGAGTTGGTAAGACGTAACCCTAAAGACTCTTTAGATATAGCTGAAGTTCTTTACCACTCTAGAATACCAGGTAAAACTGTTATAGGAGAGACTATTCAACGAGGAATAAGCACAAAAACTAGACCTAAAGTTATTACCACACCCGAAGGAACTAAAATAAAAATATACTCTAAGAGTAAAAGACCTGCACCAGGTGGTAAGTATAGTGTAGCTAATCCAATGCAATTTAAAGATATAGATATTGAAATGATTAGATTAGAAAACGGTAGAGTAATTGCTGTTGGTAGTCAGTATGCAATAAACAAGATTACTAAGTCTGCAAAAATACCTAGTAAAATTAAAAATGAATTAGATTATGTAAATATGATGGGTCAATCTAGAGGTAAGAATAATAAAGATAGTACCTTAGCTATGATGAATCAAATTAGAGCACAAGAAAAAGCTGTAGGTATAAGAACTACCACAAACACAGGAAAGCATAGACAATTAAAATTAATGTTGTTTAATAAAACAAAAACTAGTCAGCTTACACCAGAAGAATTAAATAATTATTATGGGATATTAGCTGGTTTTGATATTGGTGCTGTATCAAACAATGTGAGAGTAAGTAATGTAAAAGCTTTAGAAGGATTACTTCCTGAAGATATATTAACAGCTGGTAAGTTTCAAGGCTTTAAGATGTTACCTTTATATAGAACTTATGATGCGTTATATGAAGTTACTGGAGTAAAAGCATTTAAAACATTTAGAGATAAGATTGTACGTAAAGCTGCAGATGAAGAATTTGTCAAGAGTGAAATTTATAATATGCGATTAAGACAAGATGCAATTAGAAAAAAAGCTGGTATGAAAGAAGATGACTTTAATAATATTATGTATGGACTTATTGATGCTAAAAGATTTGGATGGAGATTAAAAGGTTATAGTAAAAAAACATTAGCTTCAGTTCAAGCTGCTGCTGATGAGCACTTTGCAACTATGAAACAAATAGATGATATGGCTATAGACCTTGGAGTCGGTGTTTGGTCTTATGTTCGTAATAAAGAAGGAAAGATGAAGCTCACACAATCAAGTTGGGTTTCACAAAAAAACTTTATGCCTCTTACAGTAAGTAAAGAATTTTTTGATATGACAGATACTAATGGAAGTCTACGTAACCAAATGTTTATAGATTTAAAAAGACAATATCCTGAAGCAACTGAACAAATGTTAGAGGAATTATACATTAGATTAGGAAGAAACACTGATGCAAATGGTATATTCGGTGCTCAGTATACAAGAGTGTTTGATTTAAATCCTGTATATTTTTTAGATGACACAGGAAAACTTATAAAAACAGCAAGCCCAGATGACTACAATTTAAAAATAGGAGATACGTTAGGGAATAAAAAGATTGCAAAAAGAATTGAAACTTATGATATGAGATACGCACAAAGTCAGGATAGATATGGTGGAAGAATTGCAAACATATTATCTTTAGCTAAGCACTTTGGTAAAGACGGACAATTTAGAACTAAGGGTGGTGGTAATCAAATATCTGGATATAAAACTTATGGAAAAATAATAAATGAATTATTGAACGAAGTTGATAATACCTATAACCCACTACCAGGTGGAGTTAGTGCACAACAATTAAAAGAATTAATTAAAAGAGATGCTGATGCTCTTATTAGGTCTGACCAAGCAAGGTTTGGTTCGGGTGCTATAAATGGTTTAGTTAACTTTGCAGCCTCTACTGGACTTAGTGGATTAATATCTCCACTTAAAAATCTTGTATTGGGACAAGGTCAAACAATTACTACTAATCCATATATGAGTAAAACAGCTTTAGTTTATGCTAGGATGGTAGGTAGTAAAAAATATAGACAACTATATTTGGAAAAATATATTCAAGCTGGTGGTGCTAGTGGTGGTATGAAAATATTAGAATCAACCTTTGGTAAAACAACTGCATCTAAAATAATGACATTACCTATGACTCAAGCAGAAGCTATAAACAGAAAAACTGCAGTACCTGCTGGTATGGTAAATGCAGAAGAAGCTTTAAGAGTTTTAGTTGAAGGTGCTTCAGGTGGTCACAATCCACAAAAAAGAACTATTGCTGCTAGATATTTAAGAGATACTGTAGATATGGGAGATGATTATGTAAACGCAGTAGAGAACGGATTCTTTACAGAAAAACAAATGCTCAGAATTATGAATCGTGCTCAAGGTACTACACAAGGTATGACAAATAAAGTATTCTTACCTAGAGGATTTGATAATGAATATATAAAACCTCTTACACTGTTCACAAGAATAGCTACTATTGTTACAGACAACACTTATAATAATGTAGTAAAACCTACTAGAGAAGGTCAAGTAGCACCACTTGCAAAGTTCTTAGCAACTTCTGCTATAGGTGGATACACTGTTGTTCAAGCAACGCACTTACTATATAATACACCTAAAGATATTTGGGAAACAAAATCAGAAGGACTTTTAAAATATCTTGATTATGGTGAGTGGTTAGGTGCTCTTAATATTGTATACGATTTAGCTCAAAGTGCTTTTGAAGAAGACAATACTATAGCTGGAAACTTTGCTATAGCTAGAAGTGGTGGTGCTGTTGTAACTTTCTTAGCAGATTTTGCAAAGTATAGTGGAATAAAATTTGAAGAATTTGAAAACTATATTCAAGACAATGATGATATAGGAAGTCAAATAGAATCTAATATGTTAGATGTTGAGTCAGATATTTGGGCTAAAAGGATGAAAGAAAGTGGCACTACTATGGCTGCAGGTTTGAATAACATATATAAAGTTTCTGAAAGAATTAAAAAACCTATCTATTTACAGCATCAAAAGTTTACTAAAATACAAAGAGACTGGGTAAGGATGGTAGGTAGTGCTCAGAAACAAAATAAAAAATCAACAGATTATATGTCAGATGAATCTGAAGACCAAAATATAGACTTGCATAATCAGTATATAAAAGCACTTTTTTATTCAGATGCAACACCAGAAGAATTTGCTAAGGTATATAGAGCAACTGTAAATGCTAGAGCAGTAGCTAACCTTTATAATAATCAAAATGGGATGACACAAAGACAAGCTTTTCTTGATGCAAAGAAAGATACCGATGGTTATTTAAAACAACTAGACCCTGTTGGAAACATTATATCTGAGAATAGAGACGGTAGAAAGTTTAGTAAGTATAGTGACTTCTATTCACAGTTAGTAGCTAAAGACCCTGAACTAGCACAAGAGTTCCTTAACCATAGAAAGTGGTATAGAGAAAGATATAGATTTTTAAAAACTAGCAAAGAAGTAAACGAGTGGGTTAAAGAAGATATGCAACATTACCCTGTTAAATCAGAATAAAGTATTAGTATATTCTTCGGTGCTCATCTCTCTACCTTCTGACTTTGCTCTTGCTTCTTCAGGAGAATCTACAATAGATGCACTATCTCCGTCATAACCTAAGTCGAACTTACACGTAGTTCCATATCTATTTTTAGCTATGATTATCTGTGTTCCGTATTCACCGTGCTCAGCATTATCATATTCATATACATAAGGATAGTAACAGAAGATAACTATTTCTGCATCTTGTTCAAGATTTCCAGACTCAGCTAAGTCACTGAGCCTTGGAATCTTATCTACTCTATGCTCGATGTTTCGGTTTAATTGTGACACGAGTAGAACACCACAATCAATTTCTTTAGCTAACCACTTGTATCGTCTTGTAACTTCTGCAATACGATGTCTAGTATCTTGCCTGTCATAGTGAGGAAACTCAATAAAGCCAACGTGGTCATCGATGATAACATCAGGTCTTATTTTTTTTGCCTCATTTAATGCATCATCTAGTGTTCTTAAGTTATCAAATAAATAAAGCGACTTGTAATGTTTTCTTATGAATTCCAAACCTTTTTTAATTTCATCTTTATATAGGTGAGCCTTACCCCTCATATCTCTATTCTTTACTTTGGTATGCATAGCAACAAACTTCTTAATAATTTCTACAGCTGGCATTTCACGTGAAACTAACATTACCTTTTTGCCATCGAGCACCATATTCTTAGCAATGTTTAATGCTAAAGTGCTCTTACCGTTACCAGGTCTACCTGCAATAATAGATATTTCCCCCTTAGTCATACCAACTATTGCTTTATCTACTTTTGCTATACCTGTTTGTGTAAGATTCTTTTTCTCAAAAATAGATTCCTCTATTTCTTCTGTCAATGCTTGTATGTTTCTGTCATCTAAGGTTAACTGACCTTGAAATTTTTCTGCCATACGAGTTAAAAGATTAACATCAGATGACACATCTTTATATGAAGTAGTTTCTCTTAATCTTTTTTCAAACTTCATTACATTAGTATATAGTTGTCTACGTACAAACAAATCATAAACAGTTTTAGCGTGTAACTTTAAATTACCTACAGTAATTGGTTCTAATCCCGTCACATAATACGTAATCTTATGACCTTTTTCTGTCAAGTGATTGCATATTGTAGGCATATCTATTTTTTTATTAGCTTTATATAAAGCATAAATACTTTTCCAAAC